TTCCAGTTTTTCTTGAGGCTCTTGAGCGTATCGAACCACGTAATCTTTGGAACGGTCGTCTTCAAGTAAAGCTCAATATCAGGATTCCTTTCGGCGATTGCACACATGGCGAGGACTTCTTGATACCCTTTCCTCGGATTCGGCGCACCGCACCACAAGTATCTGAACCTGCCCTCTTTTGTCCTTTGCCCTGTCCTGTCGTGGTACTGGTAGTTCTGTAAGTCTGTCCCATGCCAACACACCTCTATCGGTTTTCTGGTTATTTTGCTGAAAATTTCCTTACAAAATCTACACGGCACAACAATCAAGTCCGCCTTGTTGATTGCGTCCACATACGTCTGCGGAACATCCAAGCACTCCCACATAGTAAAAAGAACGTTGTATTTATTCGGGGTCGGCTTGAAATGGTCGGCACTGATGATGTGGAAAGCAATCGGGCTGTCGTTGTTCTCAAGCATCGTCCCTTCTTTTTCACAGAACTCTTTCAGGTACTTGATGTGGGTTTGATACCCCAACGCATTACCTACTCCGTACACAGGCGGGGTCGCCCAAAACACTTCGACAGGGGCTTCGGTTTTCATTTTGTCATGGCTCCTTGAATGATGCGTTCTTCCATCACGCCTTTGCAGTAAATGCACTTGTCCGAAAAATACATCAGTTCGGCTCCGCAGGTCTGGCACTTCCAGTACCGCTTCCCGTACTTCTGCCTCTTGTTCGGGTATCGGTCTACGATTTTGATTGCGTTGAAGATTGGCTTATCCATGCGTTCACCTCTTTGTAGAATCCGTCCACGTCCTTTTTCAGAAAGACGCAAACACCGCATCCCTCCACCTTAGGTTTCAGTTTTTGAATGGCAGAAAGCAACGGCTTCACCGCATCCTTTACGTTGAGCAGTTCCTTCTCCGCCTCCAACCTTCTACGAATCATCCGACGCATCTTTTTGACCGCTTTATCGCTCATTAGACGGCTCCTTTTCTTTGGGAGTGGTAAGGTGTGGGGGTAGAGTAGAAACGGGCTGTACGGGGCAAGGCGTAAGGGATTCGACCCTTAAAACACCGCTTTTCATGGGTTTTTACGTTTTGCGACACAAAACACCGCTTTTCCTTTCGTGAAGTCCATCAACTCGTTTTGAAGGATTTCAAACCCGACCGACTCCACCAGTCCTTGATGTATCCGCCAGAACCGAGGATGAGGTACTTCTTCACATTTCTACCTCGTGCGTGAGGGCTTCGATTCCACCCTCAACGCTTTGACTGACATTCACAATCGCTTCCTCTCCGCCGAACCTCCACGCAGGGTTTCTCGTACACTCATAAAGAGCGACGTTGCGAACCCCTAAAGAACCACGGCTCGCCCAATACTTGCTCTTGATTTGATACTCCGCAAGCACCGTCGGTTTCAGGAACCCCGCCAGTTCCATCATAAGGGAAAGTTCCTTCTTCGTGAACATCCACGGATAACCCGCATACCACATCTTGAAAGAATCCCACACGTCCGCCACGTAATAAAATTTCTCCTTCGTTACGTGGTGAATGTTCCGCAGAAACCGAATCGGGTCTTGCAAATGGCAAAGGATGTCCCCAGCAAATGTAACGTCAAACGACATAGCGGGACGCTTATGTAAAGAATAACCGTTCTCGTGTACATACACGTTCTTCGAGTCCAGTTTTTGAGCGATGTACCGCCGTGCCGCTCGGTCGTCAATATCCAACTGCGTTACCTGCTTCGCTCCCATGCCTTTCTCGAAGCAGAAGCCATACCATCCATCCCTGCACGCTACGTCCAGTACGGTCTTCCCCGCCACATTGACGTGCTTGAAGATATGCGGAGCCGTCGGGTTCAAGTCCCACTGCCCTTCAATGTCGATTCCTTTGTCCTCGATTTTGAACGTGTGATAGAACTCTATTTTCATACGTCTTCCACCTTTACTTTGTCCCGATTACATCCCGCACAGGTGTTGTAGTCTCCGCAGAGCGTCATTCGGTCGTTGAGTTTTAGGGTTGGGTCAAGAAGGTCTCCGACAGGCGGAAGTCCCATGATTTTGTCATTGATACAACGGTACACCTTCCCGTCGGGGAATACCGTTACATGGTCGAACCCCGCACTGCAAATCACGGGTCTTTTTACCGTAACAAAGGCGTTTTGCCTATCAGTTCCAGTCTGCCCTTTAAGCAATGCTTCCTCGTCAGGGGTGTATTTGTAAGGGTAGAACTCGGTCTGACTGTAAGGGTCAAAGTGCCAGCGAAGTCCAGCCGCTTCAATCTTTTGCTTCACGCTTTCCGCAAGCCACATTTGTTCTGGATACCCCACGAAGTTTACCGTGAGAGTGAAGCCCCTGTTCTTGAGCATCAACGCCCTTCCCAAGAACTGCTCAAAAGAAAGATTCTGGCTCGGATGATACGAAAGCGTCATGGAGAAGACCTTGAGGGGAGTAATCCGCTGAACGAACTGCGTCATATCAAACGCAAGGTTCGTCGTGATTGCGACCGTGATTCCGTTTTGCAGTCCTTCCAGCAGGTCGATGAAATTTGGTTGAAGGAACGGCTCGCCACCGCTGATGTCCAACACTTCGGGTTTAAGTCTGTTCCACGCTTCGGCAAGTTTATCGGAGGGAAGAAAATCTTCGTGCTTGATTTGTCCGTGTCTCGCTCTCTGAACTTCCCAACAATACGGGCATCGGAAATTGCATTTCCACGTGATGAACCACACCGCACTTTTCAGCATGACGTAATCTACCACACCTTTATTTTTCTCACAAAACAAAAAAGCGGGATTGGTTTTACCCAACCCCGCTTCTCTGTGGCTTTGGAGGAACTATTTATCAGCTTGCCGCTGTCAGCAACCGACAGAACGCATTGGACTGACCGATAGACAACGCCCACCGTGTAACCATACGGAAGCGGGTCTGGAAGTAATCAAACTTCCCGTAAGGGTCAACGTCGATGGACATGACACCCACTCGGCGACCGATGAAAAACTGCTTGAGGTTCGCAAAGGCAAGGAACGCAGTTGCGGCACTCGGAGCGGAAGGGGCTTTCTCCGTATCAATGTACGGATATTCCCACACCGTTCCAGGGACTCCTGCCCCCGGCTGTGCGAAGATGAACTGACCGTTCGTGTCTCTGAGAGCACGAATGTAATGCTTGGCGGCTTTGTTCATCAGGAACTTCGCTCCGCCGAGATACCCTTCCTCAATCTTTGAAATCATTTCGGAAAGGTAATGAGCCGACAAGTTGGAAATCGCTGTCGACCCCGAAGCCATCGAAACAGACTGACCTGCGGCGGCACTCAAAATACCAGAGCAGGGCGAACCTGTTCCGTTGAGCACCTGGTTGTCAAGTTCAAGCAACGTGGCATAACTGAACTGCTCGGCAAGCATACCCGCAATATCAACAGCGGAATCCATGAGCAATTCGTTGGAAACGGTCGCAAGACCATCCAACCGCTTTGCCACGAGGTTGATTTGACCGACCGTGCCTTCGCTATCGGCTAACTGCCCCGCTTCGGTGTTCCAAGCAACGCTGACCAACCCCGCTTCTTTGGGGATAACCAGATTGTCGGTCGACATTGGGACAACCGTGCAGTTGTTAACCGCAAACGTCGAATTGCGAGCCAACATAATCAAGTCGGCTTGAAACTCCTGCGGGACGAGGTATCCGCCTGTGGCATCCGCACCTTCCGCATAATTCGCTTTGGCGTAAATCTCACGCAAGTCCGCCATTGCGCCCAAGTCCCTGTGCTTGATTACTTTGATGAGAGCAATCATGAACTTGGCAAAATCGTTGACCTTTTCCTCATCACGAAAGGTATCGAACTGGTGGGGGTTCTTCGCCGCCGCTTCCCGAATCCCACGGCATTGCTTCGAGAGGTCATAGCCCCGATACATCTTGGAGCCGATGATGGCGGGTGCGCCGAACTTGATGGCAGGGGCGGCTTCCAGCTTGGAAACCTTTTCCTCGACACCTTTCAAACGCTCGTCCAGCTTCGAGGAAACCTGACCTGCGACTTCGGACACGATTGCGCCCTTCGCCTCATTCAGCCCCTCGGACAACGCCTTCTTAAATTCCTTTTCGTCCATAACTCACCTCGTTGTTGGTTTATTTTCCGAACACTTCTCTTACCGCTTCACGAGTTAAGTCTTTGACGTTGAGTTGCCCGTCGGTTGCCTTGTGGCTATCGCCAGCGTCCCCAAGCACCATCTCGTCCGTCTTTCTTTCCTCGTTTATTTCCTTGATTGCAAGTTTCACGACTTCCTTCAACTCGTCGGAATGTTTTTCGAGAAGCAGTTCGCCGATGGCTTCTTTCACCAACTGCTTCATTTCTTCCCGATTTTCTTCCAAGAGTTTTTTGAAGTCCATGATTTTCCCTTCACTCTTATTCTCACTCGGTTTTTCCGTTTCAGTCAAATCATTTTTTTCTTGAGGATTCTCAAACGGTTCCGCAACCGCCTTTACCTCGCTCGGAGTTTCGGGCGGAGTATACGCTTTTTGTCCCGTGAGTTCCTTCACCCAAGTGGTCAACTGCTCAAAATCCACCTCGGTGAGTTTCCCTTCCGACCGTGCGTCCACGATTCCTTTTTCTTGGAGCAACGCTTCGGGATTCGACGGCACGGTAACGAGCGAGATTTCTAAAAGCTCCTGCTCCGTGAATGTCCTGCGTGGGGTTTTGTCGCCATCCCCAAGCTCCCAATTCTTCGGGATAAACCCAACGCTCGACGCTTTCATGAACCCCATTTTGTAGAGTTTCTTGAACAGGTCGGCTCTCGGATGAACGCCTTCTGGCGGGAACTCAATCTTGAACATCAGCTTCTTGTCCTTCACCTGCACCCTCGCCCTTCCGATGGCTGGCTCCCAATAGTTGTGGGATTCCAACACAACAGGGTTTTTCTTAAAGTTCTTTAAGTCCCATCCGTCCATCGACAGAACTTCCCCGTCCCTGTCCACTCCTTCCGTGGAACCAATCATTTCAATCATGTTCTCGTTGTCGTTCACTCCACGAACCTCCACCTCTTGAAGTTCCGCTCCGTAAAGTTCACGACCGTCTTTGAGTTTTCCCAAGAATTTCGCCATTTTGTTTTTCTCCTTTGCTTACGCTTTTCTGAAAATCGGAACCGTTGAACACCGACAATTTATGACTTCTTCGGGTGCTCCATCCCCCGCAGGATTTTCCACCCCGTTCGAGAACCGCTGACCCATTCTCACCACTTCCCCGTTGATGGCTTGGTGCGACGGTCTCACGTGTTCATCCCCCGCCGTCCGCCATTTCTTGTGGGTCGCTCCTGCGTCCGCATAAATGATTTGCGCTATCCCGTTCATGCACCCCGATGTCGTTGTTCTCGCAATCGTCATGGTTCTGCCTTCCGCTTTGTTGAACACGGCACGAACCCTGTTTGCGAAATCATCCACCGTTTCATTCGCCGCCAGAGCTTCAAAGTATTCCTGCCCTAACTGTTTTTCGATAGTGTCGTTTATCCGTGCAATCGACTTCTTCTGAAACGCAAAGAACGCCTCAATCTTTTGTTTCAGTATTTCCTCGTTTACGACCGCCTGTCCCGCAATCATGTCCTTCGCAAAGTCCGCACCGCTCTTAATTCCCTGATACAGATATGGGCTTGTCTTCTTGAGAAGCAGCAGTTCCTCGTTCGTCCAGTTTAGTTGCTTTGCAATGTTCGACGGAACTGAACCTTTGTATGCCTCCTGCAATGCCTTTTTCCTCAACTGAAAGAAATGCGATTTCACCGCACTCCTTAACCTCGTTTCCACCGCAATCTCTTTGGTAACGAAGTTCTTCCAAACCAGTTCCGAGTGCAGGTCTTCGGGGGATTTCTCTTTCTCCTTCTTGACCGTTTTCTCTGGTTCTGGTGCGGGGAGTGCTTCTGGCGGCTGTGTTGCTAATTCCGCCGCCACCTCCGCAGGCACTTGTGAAAGAGGAACCCACCAATGGTCTCTCCACTCCTTCGCCTCGAAGCCCAACTGTAACTTTTCGTTAATCTCGTTGCCCGTGAAGCCCATCAGGAACAGGTCTTTTGCCACTCCCACCTTTTCCTTGAAGTCCTCTTGAAAGGCGGGAACATTCGACATATCGAACTCGCAGTAAATGTTTTTTTCCGTCTGCGAAATAAGTCCACGATTCAATCCGTCCGCAATTTTCTTTAGGATAGGATTGATTGTGTAAAGCCAAAAAATCTTCATCTGTCCTACGAAGGTGGCGTAATTCAAGTCC